GATATGAAAAGAGCTGTGATTGTCAGTCCGTATGTTTTTAAATCTTCCATTATTCAATTAAAGTCCAAGAAGTAGTCTGTTCATTCCATTCGTATTCTTGTTCATCTGTTGGATATGGAATAGGCGGTTCCCAGATAAAATCAATTTCATTCCAAGTCCAAGAATTAAAAGGCTGCTGTATTAGCTGCCAAGCTTGTGTTTCTTGATTCCAGAAATATGGATTATTATCATTCGGATAAGGTGTTGGCGGTTGCCAATCAAAATTTTCGTCTAAAATCCAAGATGTAAATGGTTTTTTATCAATAAAAACATCATTTTGTTGATCATAAGTTCCGCCAATTGCAGCAAGTTGTTTTCTGAAGTTGTTATTGTATGAAGTTTGTACCCAAGTTCCCATCCCAAACAATTCTTTTAAAAAAACCTTTCCTTTGTATTCAGATTCTGTTCCGTCTGTTTTTAAAATAACTTCATTGTTTACAACGATCACCTGTGTCACAATGTTATTTTCGTCAAGTTTTGCAAAGTGAGCCATAATTAATGAGTATAAGAGCCGGAGCCGGTGAATTTTAAAATTGTTGTGCCTGCGACACTAGATTGATCAACGTCGGGATTTCCTTCTGTCACTCCGGAATAATTTGCGGTCGGCATTCTTAAAATAACCACTCCAGAACTTCCTGCTCTGGAACTATTACCTACTCTCGCAGAGCCATCCCCAGTGTTTGCAGATCCTGTGTATCCGGTTCCGCCTCCAGAAATTCCCATAGCATAACCACCGCCTCCGGCTGCATAGTAAGTGTTTGTCCCTGTGATTTCGACTTGTAAACCTGAACCAATATCATAAGTTATGCCCTGGCTCTGGTTTGTAGGTGTTGTCAATCCTGCACTCCCGGCACCTCCTCCGCCTCCGCCACCTGCGAAAGTGTTGGCAACTCGTGAGTCATAACCACGAAACCCGGAACCACCTGCAAAACCTTGTCCTGTTGTTCCGGAACCACCTCCGCCAATAGTTGTTGAATTTGAGGATCCAGCACCTCCGGAACCTCCTGTCGATCCAGACAAGGATCCTTGAGTTGGATCACCCGCACGACCGCCCCCATCTGAAGTGATTGTTGTTATGTCAGAACCAGATAAAGAAGAAAGTGATCCACTTGAATTTGATGCTCCGCCTCCAACTGTAATTGTGTATTTAATACCGGGATTAAAGGTCAATTGTGATTCATTTGATGCTCCGCCTCCGGAATTTGATCCATAAGAAGTTCTTAATCCTCCGGCACCTCCTCCGCCTCCACCACCATTAGGAAATCCACCGGCAACGCCTCCGGCTGATCCACCTGCAGCAATGACAAGAAAGTCGACTAAAGCAGGTGAAGCCCCTCCGCCTGCAATTCCTCCGAAAACTAAACTTTGTCCAAACATATTATGAAGCTATTTGTGAAATTGAATACCAAAATTCTGTCGCACCGACACAGACTATTTGTACAAAATTTTTCGTTGATGAAGTGTCATCGTAATCGCCTGCTATTTTGTTGAATGTTCCACTTGCTCCTCCGACTGTAAACGCTAGAGTATAAGAACCGCCTGCTCCTGTAAGGATTGCGCACTTTGTGATTCCGATTTTTGGATTTGTTATGTTTAACGTGGTCGCTTGATTTGGTGTTAATGTAAACACTTGAGCAGCGTCAAAATTCACATCTACTGAAGCCGCTGCCGATAGTGCTGAAGCTGTTGAAAATTCAGCGTCAATCTTTTCAAAAGAAATAGCATCGTCAGCAACTTTGTCATTTGTTACAGCGTCGTCTGCGAGATTTGCAGTTCCGACAGCTCCTGCAGTTGTTGCAAGTTTACCAGCCAAAGACGTTGTCATTGTTCCTGCAAAATTTGCGTCATCATTTAAAGACGCTGCCAGCTCGTTTAATGTGTCCAGAGCAGCTGGAGCCGAGTCGATTGCGTTTGCAACAGCTGTGTCAGCATAGGCAGTCGTCGCAACTTTGGTTGAATTATCACCAGCGGATTGAGTTGTTGTTGTTGGGCTGCCTCCTAAAGCAACGTTGTCAGCAATTGTCAAAGCGACTGATCCTGTCACATCACCTGTGTGGTTTTGATTGTAGAGATTTGTCGTTCCTTGAGCGACGTCATCTGTGTCGAGGACTACAGTCCCAGAAGCTCCATTGACTGAATTTACGTCTGAAGCGTCGTCAGTGTAAAGCTCAGTCATCATTGACTCGATTTTTGTAAAGGCTGAAAAAAGACTTTCGCCTTGTCCTGCGCCTTCAGCTCCGATTGTTAAGTTTTGCTGTGCCATTTATTGTTTTTTTAAGATGTTATTTTTTGAGTAATTTGAATGAATCCGTTTGCTTGTTCAATTTTATAAATAGGGTAAACATCCAAAGGATTCGGGAATGGATTTATGATGTTTAATTTTACGGTCATGAATTTTGGAGTCGCAAACGCAGCATAAGGAGCAAAACCGACGTGAGTGTCGCTGCTATTTATGAAAGTTCCAAAACCGTCTGTCATATACGAGCCAACGTCTGGACTTGCTGTGTCAAACCTAATAGAGTTCGTTCCATAGCTGCCAGAATTACCGTTTAAATCTGTGATGTCACTTAAAGTTTCGGTGAGTCCTCTGTAATACGTTTGACCATTATAGCTAAATGTTATATTAACACCACCATACGAAACAAGAAGTGAATATTGTGTTGACACAATTGATCCAGGACTCGACCCTGTTCCTGCTCCGATTGCTGTGTCTGTACATGTGCTTATGATTCCAGAATTTGAATATCCTCCAGGGATTGTGATGTTTGCTGTGTATGTGCTAGATCCCGACTGATAAGTTGTTGGGCTGACACTGTTTAAAGTCCCAGCGGAAACGGTTGCGCTTACTGTCGCTCCTGTTGTACCGTTTGCCACTGCAAAGTTTGCAGTTGAACAGTCAAAAGTTGCACCGGATGCAGCTGCAAATCCGTCGCTGTTGTCAGTTGTTAAATCAGTTGTGTCTGTTGTGTATTGAGTAGTGTCTGTCGAAACAAGAGAACCGTCTGCGTCAAACGGATAAATTGATCCCCATCCATTGGCTGCATTTACATCACCCCACCAGCTTAAACTGTAGCTTTTTCCGTAACTCATAGGATCCAATCTATTTTGTGAGATTCATAATTAGGACTCTGATCTTCGTTTGAATTTGAAAACCATTCTGGATAGAGCGAAGACGCCTGGAAAGCCATGTGATCCAGGAAGCGTTCTTGATAGCTCTCAGCCCTGTCTCTCTCTATTTGTATCAATGCTTTTACTTCTGACTCAGAAGGCTCTGAGGCGTTCTCTGAGGTCTTTTTAAAGACTCCTTTGTTTGTGATTACAAATTGAGCAGTCTTGAGAAACTCAGACATGGTCAAATGGATCAAAATTGGTTTAATGTAGGTCTTTAATAAATTCAAATAAGGATCCGCCAAAGATCCTCCTGTGATCTCTGACGAAATTTTATTATAAAGGTCTGTTCCTATGATCTCACGCAAATATTGAGTCTGAGCCAAGTGCAAAGCTGGGATCAGTTTATTTCCGTCAATTGATCCGTCCAGGATAGGACTCTTTTTAACGATGTCGTTTTTACTACAAAATAAGACTGTTGCCATGTTTTATTTTTTATTTGTTATGCCTCGACTTGCTGGAGTTTTTTGCGCCTTTCCAGATCCAGCTGGTTGTTTGTAGGGAGTGTTTGCAACTTTTTTGTCATTTTCAAAACTTGCTGTCTCTGACTTTGGTAAAAATTTACCATCTTCTCTTTTTCTAAAAAAGACCATCCTGCGCCAACGATGGCGGCAATTATTTCCGCCAGCAAAAAGAAACAAATCGTAAAATTTCTCTCCAGATTTTGCTAGTTTTGGATTAGGTTTTTGCTTCGATAGTTTTTTAATGTCCTCGAATCTGTAAAGAAGACCATGTTTTTTCCCCTGGTTTCTGCCCATCATAGTTTTGCAGAACTGTCTTTGTGGATCTTTGTTTCCGTCATATTTGTAACGCAGTATATAAAGCCCTTGATCATATTCGCTTTTGGCTGTTGTGTCTGGTTTAAATGTGAATAGTTTTGTCGCTTGTTTTTCCAGAAGACTCAAGTTTTTTTCAGCTTGCAATTCGTCCTCCATGCTTCCAGCGTCTTCCTCCTCTATCAGTTCCCATTCATCGCCTAAGTCCTCGCCATAGTTTTCAATATTTTCCAGGATCTCTTTTTCATGCTCTTCAGACAGATCTGGCTTCTGACTTGAAAGCTCCTCTCCGATTTCTTCCTCTCTTTGCTTTTTAGTTGTGACATTGTCAGTGTTTGTGAACTCAATTGGCGTCAATGTTTGGAAATACAAGTCCAAAGAAATACCGTTGACCCCTACAATGTCAGAAAGCGCATTGATAATGTCCTTCTGATAAGGTCTTATCACTAGATTTTCAAACAAATTGTGAGCGTTTTGGATCTCTTCTGAATTATTACCCAGGGAATTTCCTGTGTCACGGATCCCAACAAGCAACGGAGACGTAATTCTGTGTCCAAGTAGCAGTTTTCGTGTGCACTCTTCAGAAATGTACTGATAAACTTCAGCTGAATTCGGAGGCGTGATGTCCTCGATTGTTGTCTTAGTTTCTGGAGAGTCAGAAAATGAAACAATGATCTTGTCTCCTGTGACTCCTGTAAGCTTTTCAACGACCTCAGATTTGATCTGACGCATTTTTTCCACTGTCGGAGTACCATTAGAAAAATTAATAATTTTACTGCCCGAAAAATTTCCATCGACCTCATTTACAAGGAATTGCGAGATTGAACACTCAAGTTTTCCGTAATTAAGCGATCCAATGTGATCGGGTACGGAGTAATAATGAAGCGAAGGAATGTGTCTTCTGATTATATAGATTTCATTAGTTGCTCCAGAACCAAACACAGGGATCCTGGTCAGATTATCCCCTTCCTGGTATTCTGCCCATTTTGGGTGATAAAAATAAGCGTTAATTTTCCCCTTGTCATCACATTTCTCAGCTCTCAACGTTTCTCTGTTAAAATGAGAAACCTGGACAACTTTTTTCTGTAGATAGGAAACTTGAATTGATGCCTCTCCTAGAAGCTTGTAGTCTAAAGCTATTTTTTTGAGATCCGCTTCTTTTATTAAAGATTTAAAAGCTGCGAATTGATCTGGTCTCCTGGAAGCGTCATGTGCGTGGATCTGTTTTCCGACAATTTGATTCACAACTCCTGTGACTATTGAGTGAGTTGTCGGACTGTTTAAATAAACATCAATAATCTCTTGATAAAAAGAATTATCTGCTCCAAAAGAGACAAAATCGTTGTTTGCGTCCTCAATGACTTCTGGGGTTTGATATGCTTCCAGCTGTACGACTTCGAAATTACTATTCATAGATCAAATATTCATTGGTTTGAGTGCTTTCGAATGTGTACTCTCCAGAGTTTATCGAGTAGCTTGCAGCACTTTGATTGGTCACAAAGAGTTTGTCTCTGTAAATGACCTCATTTTTAACTGTGTCATTAATTTCCAGGGTGTATGTTAGGTCTTTTGTAGTATCAAAACCAAAATTCGCTGTGACTGTGAAGTAATATTTCACAGCGCTAAATGAGCTAAAAGATTGCTCGAATGTTTGTGTGTCCTGTGTCTCATTTTTTATTGTAACCTTAAAAATCGCCGCCCCTGTTGGCGTGTAATTTTTAGGAATGAAATTCAATGTGTGTGTCGCCTGTGTTCTGTCTAGTATTATCATTTTTTAAGGGTATAAATTCCGCCAGGAGTTTTAATTCTGCCAGCTGACATGATCTGATCCAGATCTTTCTGACCTGTCTCCTTAAAAAATTGTGTTTCTGTGATCTCTAAAAAGTCCGACTGATCGAAAGCCTTTTTAAAAATGATTTGTTTTGTATGTTTTGTCTTTTTTGCCATGTGTTTGTTTTAATTGTGTTTGTAGGGCTGCCCTATAAAGGAACAACCCAAACAAAACACAAGATTTTAGCTATTTGTCCCGACTGTAATTGTTTCAGTACAAGAACTTAACCCAGCTACAGGGTTCGCAGAAGTCGCTCCGTCAATAAAATTCGGAGGAAGTGCTTCTTCGGATGTAAATTCAAATGTATATTGAGAAGCATCGCCAAACGCTCCGCCCGTCGTCATAGATCCAGAAGTCATCTCTGCTCCATGATCTTTCCCCATTAGGAAAAAATTGGAGTTTCTGTCTTCTATTATGATATTTGGACGACCATGTGAAATGAGCTTCCACTCTTTTTGATCTTCTTTTGTTAATTTCGGCAGTGTTATTGATAACACAGTTGAGAAAAATGCTGTACCGTTGTCTCTCGACACGTTTGCAGTTGTCTCCATTGTATTTCCAGAACCTTTAAGATCATATTGAAAAAATGTCGCTGTCCCTGTTGCGTCAGTGACCTCGTCATTTGATCCCAAAGTAATTGTCCCTAACCCACCGAAATCAGTCAACCAAACTCTGTTAATGCCACCGATCTGATCTTTGCAGTTCGTAGCCCTTCCTTTAGTAATTAAACAAGCCATAAGTATTTGATTATCAGTTAGTTAATTAAATTATGCGTAATATACAATCTCTGCTCCGTTAGCAATGTTAACGCCTTGAGATCCTCTTAAGATTACTCTCGCATTCAACGAGCCATCAACCTTCGACATATCTAAAATTGATACTTGGTTATTCTCTGAGAACAACGCTGTGCTGAAGATCAAGTTGTCTGATTTAGTTCCAATCATTTGACTTGCTGGCATTCCTGGCGCATGAAAGACCTTGATTCCCTCAAAATAGAGCTCCTGTTGTCCTCTGTACCATGTAGCACCTTTGTTGTCGATACCAGCTGCGCCTACTCCGCCAGATGCGAAACCGCCTAAACTTGAAACGTATGATTTGAAGACGTTAGTACCAACGTATAGATACAAATTGTCTGCGCCATAGATCGTGTCTGGGATGTTTGAAACAACCTTCCCCATTTCAACAACGACTGAATCCCGAGTGATCGAGCTTGCAGCAACGTCAACAACTGTAGAGTCTGCAGCTGCTAAGACAGTAACTCCGTCT